CTGTTAACATCAAAATCCTCCTTATCAGTAGATATACCAATCACACTATTAAGGCTAAAACACGCCCTTTTCTTTTTGCCATCAGATGCACTTATATACTTGAATTCAACCATGCTCGTTATATAAGAATCTTGTTTAATATTAGTTACGTTCTCAAATCTTAGCGTTTTTCCATTTTCTAAATATAAAGTTAATTCCATTGTTATTCCTCCTTTAAGTCAAAAATCTGTTGTAAAACATAATCCCGTTCTTTTCTATTCAATCCACCTATCACATCGTTTGTAATTGGTGTGCTGTAATCAATGCCCCAATTACCATTTTCATCAAACCTTAAAACTGCAATTTCAATTCCAAAGTAAATGTAATTTAATTTAATTACACTTGCACCGTACCCATTAGGAAACTTGTAAATGGTTTGTGGATAACCTAAATAATTTTGTTCTTTGATATATTTTTTGAATTGTTCGCTGTAAGTTAAATCCATCACTGTGCCTCACAATCCACAAACAGTTCTTTGATTTCATCACCAAACAATTCAATAGCACGTTGGGCGTCTTTTGAATTTTTGAAATAGCCGAAAAGCGGGAATGTTTCATAAAAATAAATATCGTTAATTCCTATTTCACCATCTGTACTTGAAATATAAAAATAATACTTTGCGTCATTTTTTCTCCAATTAGGCTTCCAACCATCATTACACTCATCTCTGAATGCTCTAAATCGTGTTAGTAGATTTCTGCGTTTTGCTTCTAATTCGGCTTCTTCTTTAGTTGGGAAGGCGTTACCTGCGATGAATACTTCCTTGTCGAGGTTGTAGTCATTCCAAATTACCTTTTCAAATTCCCCACTGTCACAAATTATCCAATAATTATCTCCAATCTTATACGGACATTTCATCTCCCATTCATCTTCTTTTGGATAGAATAATTTATTCAACGCTTCGCCTATTGATTCAATGAACTTGTTGAATCCTTCACCGATTCGTTTCAATTCTTCCATCAGTTTTTCGCTTTCGTTTTTATCATCCATATTTATCCTCCTATGTAGCACTCATTAGTCCGCATTGCTCGATCGGTTTATCTAATCTCCGAGCTGCATTCTTGAGCTTGTCACTTTCTTTTAAAGTCATAGTTTCAATCGCCTTCAACGATGTTTCAAATCCAAGTAAGAAAGCGAATCGTTCATTGTAGCTCATCTCTTCTAACTGTCCGTAGTTGATATCTTCCTGGAACTGTTTCAACGCTCTGTCATACATCGACATGTCTTTGTACTTGCAATGAGCCACAATCAAGTAGTGAACATCATCTTTTAATTTTTCAAAATCAATTTTAGCCAATTGACTTCACCGCCTTTTCTAGATTTACCAAGTTTTCTACAATACGATCTCGAATATGAGCTGCAACTGAGTACGGGTCTTTCATAAATTTAATCAACGTATTCGCATTCACTTTTAACGCTTTGGAAGCAGCTAACATCTTCTCACTCGAATCTTCAATCATCCCATGGATGTACGTGATTGCTTCACCGTAATTCTCACCCATGTATTTAAAAGCCGTTTTACTAATTCGTTCTTGATACGGGTCTTTAACGATAGTCCCTTCAATAGCATGTTCTTTGATAAACTCTAAAACTTCATTTGGCGTTTTAAAATGCATCGCTTGTTTAATGTCAGTTGTAAATTTATGCGTATATCGTGGATGGTTCTTTGCAAGGTATCCCATCATACTCGAGTAGTCATTGATATGTTGGAAGTACCATTGTGGATATTTAGCATCTCTAATGACATACAATTTTATATGATTCATGAGCATCGCTCCTTTACTATTTTTTCTTCTAATTCATGACCTGTGACACGTGTGACATGTGTGACACGTTTTTTTATAAAATATAAAATATAAATATAAGAATGTTGATTTAATAGGCTTTTATACTTACTTTTTACTTTTTTATTAAAAAACATGTCACAGGTGTCACATATATATATAAAAGTATCTATAAACGTTGATATAACAACATTTTGAAGTGTGACACCATTTTAAAAAAACGTGTCACATTGATGGTACAACGAGTCACAAGTGTGACACGTTTTTAGTTTTGTGACACTAGTACGTGTCACAAAATTAGGTAATAATTCTTTGATAACCTCTTATTAATTTCCCGTTGACTCTGAATCGTTCTTTTTTCCAATCTAGTAAATTATCCATAATAAAACTAATCTTTCGAGATAGTTTTTGGTCGTTTGATTCTTTATGGAACAGATTGAACATAATCTCTCGAGTAGCCACTCGATTTAGCGTTTGACCCCCTGAAGTCCAGTCAGGACTATTTGCAAAATATTTAGTCGTATAAATATACTGATCAGTTGTTGTTCTCGTTTCCCAATCTTTAGGAACGGGCATTTCCAGGTATTGAAGGATTTGAAGTTCAATCTCATCTCTGAACATAAATTGCTCACGATATTCAACTAATTCTGCTTCTGTTTCTTCATCAAACATCAAATCCACACCGCTTTTATAAAGGGTGACGGATTCACCCCAAATTTGTTTCACAACTTCATCCGTCATCTTCATAGGATGCTTTTTTTGTTTGCTATTACATGCTAGTACAGGTAAGAACCGGCGTTCTCCTGTTTTATCCTTGAGGTATTCAACGTGATTGCTTGTTCGTGCTAGAACGAAATTCTTTGCGAACTCTTGCGTTCTGCGCATGTACGGTTTTCTGAATCGTAAACTTGTTTTAGAGATGAACGATTTTGTTTCTGCAAAACTCATGCGATCACTAGCGACCATTTCATCGTCATTTACAATTAAATGTTTTAGCATGATGTCGTAATTATCCTTATTTGCAAAATCAGTTACAGCATCCGTATACCAATGACCACCAAGCTTCTGCAAAAAAGAAGTCTTACCAACCCCTTGACCACCTACCAAGTCCAAAACGTAGTCAAATTTAACGTAAGGTTCATACACTTTGGCAACAGCACCTACCATCCACATTTCAGCGATTTTAGACACTAAAGGGTCCTGGTTAGCTCCTAGATACACTTGCAGCATTTGTCCAATGCGCTTCCGTTTGTCCCAGCCTTTTTCAGCTTCTTCCATATACTCTTTCACTGGATTGTAGGACCGTTCTGATAAGAAGGTTTCCATGCCATCTATCATCGCTTGAGATGTAAATGCAGCGCCCGTGACATTCTCAAAATACACTTTGACTACAGATTCAAAATTCGAGGGCAGCTCTCCTTTTTTTAGAAGCGTGTTTCCAAGTTGGATGTCTCTGGTTAATTCGTGCTCTTGAGAGAATTCGTTATGCTTTAGATAGAGATTTAACTGATCATCAGCTCGAAATGCGTTTAACACGTTTACTGGACTGTTCGTTTTTAAAGTTCCATTACTATTCTTAATCGGTTCATAATCCTTGTAAAAACTCACTACTTCGCCAATCACAATCACCTCCTGTCTTTGTTAATCATACTTACTACTGTTCTTTCTAATTCTTGCATCGATAGTGGATTCGGAGTATTGATATTGGCTATTTTAGCTAATGACAACACATCCATTTCATCCACTCCTCGCCATAATAATCCGCCCACAAATTTAGCGAGCTTATCATTACGGTTTCCTTCATCACCTAATCCATTCGCGATTATTTCGAACAGTTCCGTTGTTTTTGTTTTTCCGGTTGTCCTGCCCTTACTAACCCACGACCTTAAACCATCACTGTAATCAAATTCACGTCCATTGGTGATTTTGTACTGTTGGATGATGGCTTCAATTAAGGCTCTGGAGGGAGTAATCATCGTCCCCTTTTCAGGAGATTTCTCCATGTCCCATTCATATTGCCCTTTATCCGTTGCGGACGGTGCAACTAATACATAATTGTTTTCATGCGCTTTGATATCCACTCCTGGAAGGAATCCAATCATTTGACTGATGTGGATATCATCACGCTTGAAATAGAATAGGTGCTTACCTCCTGATGCGGTTTTGGCTTGAAGTGTGGGCTCGATTAGGTTTAAATGTTCCCAATTCTTCAACGAATCAAATCCACTGGTTTGTCCGTGCTTGTCGATATCAATCACGAAGAAGTTTGTAGTCCTTAGTGCGATGTTCGCATTCGGATATTGATTCCAAACTTCGTTAATTCCATCAGCATCAAGAGGTGGTTTATCCGCAAATTCAATTAATGGTCTTTTAGTTGTAGGACTAATCGGGATGACCGAGAACCCTTTCTGCTGATATAACAGCGCATATTCTTTCATTGAATGCATGAGATCACCTTATTTTTAGAAAGGCAAATCGTCTTCTTCTACAACAACTGTATTCATCGCGTTTTCAGCATTTTCTTCAATATCATAGTTGCGATATACTTTGTCTTCTTTACCTTTTGTTTCAATGATTTTTAATGTGAAGTAAGAACCGACTGCTTTACGTTCTAATGCATCAGCTAATGCTCTTCCGTCTTCAAAGTCGTTCTTCATAACTTTATCTCCAGCAAGTTCAATTGCTTTTGTAAAGAATTTAATTGTTCGTTCTACTGACCAAGACAAGTCTTTACCATTCCATTCGGATAATGTTCCGAAAGATACATATTCAGTACGTCCGTTAAATTCGCCATCACGAACTTCAAATGTGAATCCTAAGCTTTCCCACCCACTTGGTGCAATGTTGAATTGTGCTCGTTTTAGCACCACTGTATAATCACCAGCCGGTAATGCTGCAGGTCCATTCACGCTATCTTTACGAGGGTCAAATCCATCTTCTTTAATTTTCTTTGCAATACTTAATAAACTCATTTTTCATTTCTCCTTTATTTTTAAAATAATTCGTCTTCATTATTAGAAACTTCAACTGTTTCCTGTTTTTTTGTTTTTGTAACTGGTTTTGTTGTTGCTTGTTGTTTTCGAGGAGGTTCAACAGCACCTCTAATGGTTGATAAGATTTTTAAAATCGCTTTGTCATCAACCTGGTCCGAATAGTAAGTTTTACGTTTTCTGTCAACTTCACGGTTGTAGTTATTCCCGATTTTTTCTGTATGAATCATCAAATCCGAATTACCGTTGATAAGGTTCACATACTTATCTTTTAGACTTGGCTTGTCTTTCGTAGCATTCCCGTTATCGTCATATTCTGAGATTTGACGGCTGATGTAAATCACGTTCATTGGTAATGCTTTAAGGTCAATCACTAGTTCCGTAATAGCTTGATTGAAGAAGTCGTAACCTTTCCCGTATGGGATTTCAGATAATGACTTCAAACGAGGTTTACCTGGTGGAGTTAGTTCGTCACAAACCGCAATCTTAATCATCTCTATAACATCATCGATAACGTCAATTACGACTGTCTCGTATGAATGTTCTTGTGTTTGTAGAGCTAATAAGATTTCTCCTAGCTGCTTAATCACTGAATTAGTGATACGCCCTGATTTATCTTTGTCATTTAATAGTTGGATACTTGGCACGCTGTTTGCTTCTGCATTCCCATCTGTGTTTAATACAATCGGATTCGGAAACTCATTTGCAAGATAAGACTTTCCACTCATGGTTTCACCATAGATGAAATAGTTACGAGGCGTGTCCTTTGGAACTTGTGGTTTGTTTTCTGGTAATTTAAACATTTTCATTCTCCTTTATAATAAAATTCAATCACGTTTACATCGTGTTGTTGTCTACTTCCTGTTATTCGCCATAACAATTGACGGTAATCGTCATATTCTCCAGAACCTTCTTCAACTGGATCTAGAACAACGATTGTTTGGTATTTATGCTGCAATCCATCAACCCCGACTCCTAGAACTTGGTTGGTAGCAACTACTACTTTTCTGTCAAGACCTTCTTGAACGTCCCCTGTCCAGATTCCAATGTTAGGATGTCGTTCTTTGATGACATTTACAATTTGCTTCGATTTGCTGACAATTAACATGTCATGTGGTGCTCTTTCGATTAATCCATCGAGTTTTAACATCAGTGGAGTATCAGCATTCACTGGTTTGATTTTCGGGAAATCGACTTCTACTCCTGCTTGGTTGAGGTATCTTTCAAACGTGTTCCGTCCAAAAGATTGTTTCGCCATTGCTGTTTCACCGTTTACGGTCACAAGATTTAATTTTCTAAACTTGTTCAACTTATCTGGGTTACCAGGTTCAACCGTTACTGGATAAAATTTAATTTCATAACCGTTGTTTTCAACGGCGTTTTCGATGTCTTCGATTTCTTCCCATCTGAAGAAGTTTGGAAGATTATTGACGTAGCGTTCATAGTCTCTAAAATCCTCCCATTTTTCTTTCGAATAAGTGAATGGATCATAAATCATTTTTCCATGTGCTTTTTGCCAATCAAACTTATTATTTGGATTTGCAAACCCGAAAATTGTTTTTTCGAGTGGGTAGAAATTTTGCCCCTTTTTTCTGATTGGAGTAGCTGAAAGACCTATCGTGTATTTTCGCTTTATGCGACGATATAGGGCCACTTGCTTCTCTGATGACATATTCTGCCACTCATCAATAATCAACACGTCACAGTTGAATTTTGAGCCTTTTTTTAACATATTTTGAATACTTCGGTCAGTCGAGATAATAAACTCAACATCTGAATCAAAATTCATTTTTTTGATGGCATCTTTCCAACCTTCAAGAATTGAAAGACGATTGTTTGTGATGATGATTTTCTTAGCGTTTTTCTCTTTTGCAATAGCTAGAGCACAGATAGTTTTTCCGCGCCCACCTAGAGCTTCAAGAAAGATTCCGTATGTTGACCGTTTACTTCTCTCAATTGCTTCAGCTTGCCACTTTCTTAGTTTTAACGTTATGTTCATTCACCACCTTGCCAATATCATCGATGACTTCTTTGACATCATTTCTCATCGCCCAAAACAGTCCTAGCCTTGCTGCTGCACGTACATCCTGGTGATGGCTTTTTTCAAACTTCCATAATCCAAGGCGCTTCAGTAATTCGTTTGGAATATCCGTTTGATAACCTGCATTGCGTTGCAATATAGAGTCTGGGAAATGTAGTTGTATATAAGCGATGGTTTGTAATACCGAATTGTCTTTTGATTTGTCGTTGTCCCTAGCTTCAAATTTCTCGATCACAACGACATCACATTCAACATCTTCACCGATATCTTCCATCCATTTTCGAAAACCAGAAATGCCGTAGCTCACAACCCAATAGTCGACTAATTTAGCGTTGTCTAATAAAACAATTCCTGTTGTCGATGTGTTTTTTTGATTGCTAGAAGGGTCGATTGCTAGAATTCTCATGTTTCGACTTCTCCTTCATAGCCTGCCATTTCAAACAAATTCTTTTTGTTATTTTCAACGAACTTCCAGAACGTTTTTAATTCTCTGTAATTACTGATCGTAAATGATACATCACTTTCAGACGTGCACTCATCCATATATTTAGGCTTTGCAAAAATGTTTAATTGATATCTTTTCCCAAAGATTTTCCCGTCTTCGTCTAAGGTATCAACAACCTTTTCTTCAAAACTAACTTGGATGTTGAATGGAAGAAATGTGAAAATTTCAATTTTGTGTTTAGAAATTTCAATCGAAATATTATCTGTTACTGAAATTTTGTTTTTCATTATCGAATTCTCAATCCTTCCGTTTGTTTTAATTCAACTCCAGGAACTTCAATTCCTCTCTTCAATATTTCTTTTAATGAACTCTTATCCACTTTTGGTGGTTGTGGAATTAAGAACTCTTCAGGGATGATTCGTTCATCCAAAATATTCACACTTGCTGGGTTCTTTTGAATTGAGAAGTTAAACATTCCTGATTTGAATTTAGTTTTTCCAGTCAATTTCATGTTGTCTTCTAAATAGGTTTTTAGCCATTTCACTTTATTCTCTGTAGCTTGACGTTTCGTTTTCAAACGGTCCTCTTCTTCTTTATAAGCCGTTACATCAGCTTCAAGATTTCGAATAAGTTTAGCAATATTTTCTGCTTTGTTCTCGATGGCATCTTCGATACTATCCAATGTGTCTTGCATTACTTCAGGATCTAACTCCATATTTTGTACTTGTTGAAAAGCCGTACTTAATTCATATAAATTCATTTATAAAACATTCCTTTCTGTGTTCCTTGTGGTTCGATGTGGAATGATTTTACGTTTGGGATATTCTGTACTATCGCCATCGCTGCATCCTCCACCGTTTTTCCATAATCCATATATTGTTCAAAAATTAGCGGATTTACAAAGTCCGCATCAATATCTAAAATTACTTTTGATTCTGTTCTTTTAATGATTTCGATACGTTTCTTAATATCTCTTCAACCTCCTTGTAGGTTTTAACCCTAGTCATTCTTCTTTGAGGTTCGTATAGATACACCTCGTATGAATCATTCTTCATTCTGATTTGTCCGATAACCTTGTTAGCGTATAAAACGTTTTGCAGTTTTGAATCTAGTAGGTCATCGTTTAAATACACATCTTCCATTTACTCACCCGCAATCTTGAGTGAAGTGGTTAAATACGCTTCTTTCAAATATTCGTCGATATCATCTTCGCAAACGTAATCCCCTTCAATTTCGTAGTATTCGTCCCCTACGTATATTTCGTCACCCTTCCAGTCATATCCCCAAACTTTTGGTTCTGGAGGGTCAAGGTAATTTGCATGTAGAGTTTCAAACTTATTGCTCATGTGTTATAATCTCCTTAGGGTATTTATATTTAGTCAGCGTTGCCGCGCTGGCTTTTTTGTTTTCCAAGTATCCTGAAAGTCAGGCTCGATATATTTATCTTCTCTCATTAGGTTTACTTTATTTGTGTGTTGATGATTCGCCTCCCCAACCAAGAGCACGATGCTCATCATTGCGATAATGAGTCCAAACGATAGGATGTACCATTGAAGCATCCATCTCATGAGTGGAATGAATCGCACTCTTGTTTTTCTTTTTCGTCTCATCGTTTTCTCCTTTCGTCCCATACTTTCTGTATTTCATCAACCATGCTTGCTTGATATTTGTATGGGCGTGTATCTGTTCTTCTTGCTGCAACCACCACTGGATGGTTTCTAATTTCACTCTTGTGCCACGAACTGGAACTCGTTCCAATCGCTTCACACAACTCTTCGGTTGTTATCCACCGTTGGTTACTTCTTGAATCAATAAACGGTTTTATTAATCCAACAAATTTTTCCGGGTTTCTTTTTACGACTTCAAAGAATATCGGCTCGTAATAATCAAGCGTTGATTGTTCCATGATTTCCTCCTTCCTGTTTTGAATTGTGTCTTTAAGGACACTTATTCTTTAAAAAAAATATCCATAATTTCAGAATCTGATAAATTTAGGATGTTTTTACATGCAATGATTTCTTCTCTTCGAAAAGAAACTGTTCCGTTCATTCTACTATGATAGACTGTTTTAGTGAATGCTCCATTGATATTCTCGTCCATTTTATCAATAAAATCTTCTACTTTTAGTCCCCTTTCTACAATTTTTGCTTTCAATAAATTATAGTTCATTTACATCACCTCATTTCTTGTTGTGTCATTTAGGACACGTCTATAGTATCATAAGTAAATAATCGTGTCAACACATAAATGTGTCTTTTTTGAAACTTTTTTGTTTTTTTGAGCAAATTTAGTTGTTTCTAGGACACTTTAATGGTATTCTTTCATTATGAAAGGGGCGGTTAAAATGCTTAATTTAAAGGATCGAAGAGAATCATTAAAGTTAACATTAGAAGACGTCGGCAATTATGTTGGTGTCGGTAAGAGTACTGTTCGAAAATGGGAAAACGGCATGATAAATAATATGGGCAGAGATAAAATTTTAAAGTATGCGAAGATTTTACAAATCAGTCCATTAGCTTTAATTGGTGAAGTTGAGACTGAAGCTCCAGATTGGGCATCCAAAGACGATGTTATTGTTTTTGATGAGGCGTTAAAACGTAATAGTGTTGTTATGTCATATAATGGCATAGAACTATCTGAAGAAGATAAGATGCAATTAGATGGAATGATACGTGCAATGCTATGGGAACGAATAAAAAAAGGCAAGGAGGAATAATTATTGGAAGTGAATCAGTTAGTTAGTACTTACAATACGGCTAACCCGTTTGAAATAGCGGACTATCTAGGAATCGAATATGATTTCAAAGTATTACCTAATGATTTAAAAGGAATACTTGTATCTTCAGAAAAAGATACACCATTGATATTAATTAACGAAGATATACAAGACATTTCTTTTAAATATTACGTCATGGCACATGAATTAAAACATGCTATAGACCATTATGGATTGAACGGATTCTATTCCGCAACTTTTGGTGGCAAAGGAAAATTAGAACGAGAAGCAGATATGTTTGCGTGTGAACTAATGAAATATTTATATGAAGAACAATATCAAAAGCCTGTAGAAACGTTTGAAATCCTAAAGACTATATATGGAATTAAAGAGGATATGCAAAATTACATTTAAGGAGGAAAAACAATGGAATTAGAAGTGTTGTCAGAGCAATTAAAGAATTTGGGGAAACGAGTACATACATTGAAAGATAATATCAATACAGAGGAGGCTACTAAAACTTCTCTAATTTTGCCATTTTTTCAAATCTTAGGATACGATATCTTTAACCCACTAGAGTTTATCCCTGAATTCACTGCAGATTTTGGAATTAAAAAAGGTGAAAAAGTAGACTATGCAATTAAAATTAGCGATGCTCCTGTAATTCTAATTGAAGCTAAATCTATATCAGAAAAACTTACAAAACATGATTCGCAATTATTTAGATATTTTGGTACTACTACTTCAAAATTCGGAATTTTAACAAATGGACAAGAATATAAATTTTATACAGATCTTGATGAACCTAACAAAATGGACTCTACTCCGTTTTTAACAATTGATATCACTAAGATTAAAGATATTCAAATCGCTGAGATTGCTAAATTCCACAAAGATAATTTTGACGTTGATAAAATAACTTCATCTGCTTCTGAATTAAAATACTTAAACAGTCTTAAAAACCTTTTATCTAAACAATTGACTGAACCAGATGAATCATTCGTTAAATATATCGTTGGCGAGATATATGAAGGTACTAAAACCAAAAATACACTTGAAAAATTTGAAGCAATCGTTAAGAAGGGCTTTTCTCAATTCATAAGCGAACGGGTAAACGATAAGTTGAGTGCTGCTTTAAATACTAATGTGGACACTAAAATTTCTAGTACTCCAGATACAGAAGAAGTAAAAGATGAAATCCAAAATAAAGATTCGGAAATAATAACAACTTCTGAAGAATTAGAAGCTTACACTACTACAAAAATTGTTTTAAAAGACGTTGTGGACCCATCACGTATATTCTATAGAGACAATAGAAGTTATTTTAATGTACTTTTAGATGATAATATTCGTAAGTGGATTATGCGCATTTATACGGTTAACAATAAGTTTAAACTACAATTTAATGATGAAAAACATACTACTGTCGAAATTTCAACACCGCTAGATATCATTAAGTATTCAGACGTTTTAACTTCGACTGCTAAAAGATTTTTATAAAATAAGTAGCCTGTTAAGGCTATTTATTTTATCTCAAAAAAAGAACGTATGTTTGGAAACGGAGGTGAAAATATGGCTAGTATTTATAAACGTGGAAAAACGTGGACGTATAAAGTCTACTATTACGAGAACGGAAAACAAAAAGCAGTATCTAAGAGTGGATTTAAGACAAAGGCAGAAGCGAAGGATGCTTCCATTCTGCGTGAAAACGAGATGCTGCAGGGCAAGAATTTCGCTAAAGAACGTATGTACCTTGCAGATTATATGGAAAATTGGAAAAAACTTTATAAAGACGGAACAGTTTCTTTAGGCGTTTCCAAGCGTATAGATATGATCATACGATATGTAAGGAAAAACTTTAACGTTATGCTAAAGGATATCACTCATGATAGTTATCAATCGTATATTAATAAATTAGCTGAAAATCTATCCACTGAATCAGTTGCTAAGTATCACACATATACAAGTGGTGCTATTAAACATGCAGTTCAGACCAGAGTTCTGATGTATAATCCGTGTGAATTTGTCAAGATTAAGGGAAACGATGAAAGAGCGTTTACTGAAGAAAGCAAGTTTTTATCTTTTGAAGAATATCAAAGACTATATGCAGCGTTATTAGATGGAATCAACCCTAGATATCAATCACGCTATATTATTCTTTTAGCAATGGTGAGCGGAATGCGCTTTGGAGAATGTCTTGGATTGACCTGGGATAATTTAGACGCAGAAACGAATACTGTAAAAATCGAAAAAGGATTCGACTCATTACACACTAGAGATTTCACGGACGGAAAAACTAAAAACGCAAAACGAACTATTATCATTCCAAGCGAAGTAATGAAACTACTATTCCAACTTCCGAAAGATACAGAAAGAGTATTTCACGATATCACCAACAATGGAGTCAAAAAAACTCTCGACAATGCTCTTAAAAAAGCAAAAATTGAGAGAAAAATAAGGTTTCATAGTTTGAGACACACACACGCAAGTATCTTACTATCCCAAGGTGTACAAGTGGTATCAGTAAGTAAACGATTAGGACATGCTAACCCCACAGTTACCATGCAGACGTATGCCCATGTCATTAAAGAATTAGAAGTTTCAGATAATGAAAAAATAATAAAGATTTTATCCCACGGAACATCCACGGAACAAAACCTTTAGAAAAGCCTATAAATAAGCATAAAAAATGCCCCCTACAGACTATATTTAATGTTACCTAGTGTTTCATATAGTTGATTTTTACTATAATATCAACGTTTTCGCTTCTTGCTAATTCTTACGTTTTCGGAATCCACGGAACAAAAACGGAACAACCGAATTCTTTGAAAATATGCAAAAAAAATAAAGCCTACCAATAAGGTAGGCTTTATTTATTATTCTTCGAAGTGGATTGCACCGTTCTCATCTACATAGACAGCAGCACGTTCCAACATTTCACCATTTTCTTTAAAGTAGTAGAGTTTATCACCGACTTTACGTACTTCCTTGGAAACCATGTCTCCATTTTCATTTGTACAATAGTACCATTTGTCGAAATACTGAATCCAACCAGTAACCATTTCACCAACGTTATTAAAGAAGTACCATTTGCCGTTGATGTTTTGCCAACCTACAGCCATGAACCCTCCTGGCTTTAACCAGTACCATAAGCCTTCAGCATCTTGGTACCAAGTATTTTCAAGAGCATAGCCATTGTCATCAAATCGGAAGTAACTTCCATTAATCTTTTCCCATTTTGATTTAGGGTAAGACCCGTCATCGTTTCTATACCACCAACCCTTTTCGTCTTCAAGCCAACCGCTAGGTCGTTGAACAGTTTCTGAGCTTGCAGCATAATCCGGACGAATAAATGCGACCATATTTGCGTATGAGCGTGTACGATAACGAGCAGGGCCACCGTTTTCTAGATAGTCCCAGTTCCCATCTACGTTCTGTTCGATAGTCTTAAGAGTGTAGCCATCACTATCTTCGATTACTACACCAGTATGCCCATAAGGCGAACCTGGAACATCCATTACAAAGATGTCACCAGCTTTTGCGATAACTCCCGGACCTTCTTGAATAACATTAAGTCCTTGAGCTTCAGCAGATTCAGGTAAATTAATAGCATTTCCATTAACTACTTTCCCAGTAGCTTCATACATTACTTTTGCTACTAAATCCCAACATTGCCACCCGTACCACCCGTCAAAGTTAACACCAATGTTGTTGTCTGCTAAATTTCTTACATAATTGATTGCTTGCGTTAAAGTAAACATAAAAATTCCTCCTTTTAATTATGGTTATGTTGTTGGCCAAGGGTCATTTGTAACGTAAGAGATTGTTGAGACCCTAATATCACCAATATCTCTGTCTGTAGGAACAGGGTCAGCGAATTGGAAGCGTAACATGTTACTGTCGCCTAATCCACCTAAATACCAAGTTCCATACCGGACACCTTTATCGTTATAGATATCACCGATTAATGAACCTTCAGAACGATAACCTGTCGGAATACCTTGTAGTCCAAGAATGAACACATTTCGTTCTTTATCAGACGGTTGTATAGAATATCCTGGTCCACCACGACGAACTATACCAAACCAACCCCATGAGAGTCCTCCGAATTGGTATGAAACTTGGTTGTTCAAACGTCGTACTTTTAGATATGACGAACCGAGTTTAGACGAGATGTTTAGAGTCTTCCAACCAGTATCGCCATATAGAACAGCCCAACCGTCCTTTCCAGAATTGGTAGTTTTAATCCATTTCACCGCACCATTAGTTCGTCTCAAATCCACATACGTTTGACCGAGCGTTCCTTCGACTTTACCTTCAGGCATACCGTTTCCGCTTAACTCACTAGATGAGGTTGTGGTAGCTGGTCCATTTTGACCTGAAGCTGGGAGAGTAACTGTTCCACCACCGTGAGATAGTGTTAAAGAGTTACCACTAAGAGACAGTGTTTGTGGAATTCCAACTCCGTCGTTACCTTTAGGTCCTGGAGGTCCCTGAATACCGTCAGCTCCGGCAGGCCCACGTTCTCCAGTTTCACCGCGGTCTCCTTTTGGTCCCGGAGGTCCAGCCGGTCCAGTTTGTCCGATTGGTCCTTGTTCACCACGTTCACCTCTTTGTCCGTCTTGTCCCCGTTCGCCTTGTAAACCTTGAGGCCCGATAGGTCCTTGAAGTCCGTCTGCCCCTCTTGGTCCAGTATCGCCTTGTGGTCCACGTTCACCAGCTTCGCCCTTATCGCCTTTAGGACCAGGCGTTAATGAGATGTTTCTCAATTCATCCTTAGTTGCAAAGTTACTTGTGTTAATTTCAGGCTTGCTTTCTAAGACCTCTAAACGCTGTTTTAAGGAACTATCGTCATAGACAGTATCTTTATCAGTCTTTGTCTTTAAAGTTTCAATTTCTGCTGAAATATGGCTGATTTCAGCACGTAGAGCACTATCGTCATACGTTCCACCTTGCTCTTTGATTTTTGCAAATAGCGCATCTAGTTCTTGTTTGGTAACAATATTTTCCACATCTACAATGCGACCTGTTGCACGTTCAATCATCGGTGTTTTTCTTGCTCTATCAATCGCACTAACCCACACATTGAAAGTAAATGAGTAAACGTCTGTTGACTGCTCTACCTTTTCAAAATAAACGTAACCAATAACAGGTTCGTCAATAGTGATTAACGTACTATCAAATGGAATTGTAATTGTATTTTCTGAAATTGTAGCTTCAACAGTTCTATATCGTTTTGTACATTTAAAATAAAATAAGCAAAGAACTTTTGATGCGGTTAGTTCATTAACAGTAAATTTGAATGTTGCCGTCCCTTTGTCTTCGCTGTAAATTTCATGTTCTAACTTTTCAACGCTTCTATTAACGGATGTAATAGTTAAGTGTTTTTCGATTACTTTTTCCATACGTTCCTCCCTTCTGTAAATAAAAAGAGGACTCACAATGAGCCCTCTGTGGATCCGTATTCTTAACCTTCAATCTTTTTCAATTCATTGAATCCATTAACGACAGATTCAATCAACACTCTCTTGGATTCATCATCCAAGTTGATTCCAGCTTTTTCTAATTCTTTTGTTAAATTATCGAATGCTGCTTGGAATTTGTCTTGGCTTGCATTTTGCACATCCTTGAAGATTTGTTCCACCGCATTCACAACTGTTGAAGCGATAGATTTTGCCAATTCGTAGTTCTTAGCATCTGTTTTGGCTTTCAATTCTGTCGCTTTTGTTTCGATGAATCCTTTCAATCCAGTAAATGCTAAACCAACTAATACTACTAATACGCTCACGATTCCATTGATGATTGTTGTTTGTAATTGTTCCATTATTATTCATCCTCTTTCTTTTCGATTTCAATTTCGATTATTTTTTGGAATTTCTTATCTTGATTTTTTCGCATTTGGTTGATGTACGGTCTCAGCGCTTCGGGGAATGGTAAGCCCAACGCTTCCCAATTTTCCATCAGCGACCCCACATAACTCATAATGAAAAATAGACATGTGGTTATTCCTATCTCTCTATGATTGAGAGCTCTAGCATATAGAGCAACTATCATGACTACTGATATGACAAGAAAATGTCTGAGTAGTCCATTCGTACTCGTTTTACTGTCAAATTTTTTTAATTTAAAAGCTTTGATATAGCCGGACACCACATCAAAGCAAATTAACCAAAACAAAATTTGAATATACGGGCTGCGCATCAATCCTTGCAAATGCATGGTCAATACGTTAAATTCTACATCTGCCATCCACTACAACTCCAAAATCTCTACCGTATTGCGATATTTCTTAATTTCTTCTCTATAATTTGAATTATCTTGTTCCAACCGTTGAATCTCATCATTCAAACTTTGAGATTTCTGATCGAGTTGAGCTTTTTCAATTCCTAATCGGTTGATTTCATTTTGTTTTTCTTTCACGTTATTTTCTAACAAAGAAATTCTATTTTTAATTTGTTCTAACTCCATAATGTTACCTCCTTAAATCTTAAAACTAACGTTATCAAATCCTAGCCAAGATGCATCGACATTGTTTTTTACAACAACACGACCATCATTTGAGATACTTAACGCTGCAGCTCCATAACTATCATTCATGGCAAAAACATAGAGTTGATTTTTAGGTCTATATTCCTCTGGAAGATTTAGTATCACTGTATCTTTTGATGTTTTGCCTCCTCTAGCTATTCCTTTGAAATGCACAATGCCATCCACTGTTTTAGAGTATTGCACTTCCTCATACTCTGGGTGATGTTGCCATCCGTTTTGTAAACTAGCGGTTTTCCATCCCGTATCTACACCAGTAGTTACTACTCTAATCCAATCACTCCATCGATTCGTGTCACATCTACGCATGTATAGTTGGTCTGCATTGTACGGCACATAAAATTGAACACAGTAGCTCGATTCACTACTGTGAGTTATCACATTCACGTATCCATAATTGTTAGTTCCTGTAGGATTATGCTGAACACCATACGCATGATATCCACCAGCTGTTTTTAGATTATTTAAATCGCCGTTATATTTTAATGACTTGCCATTTTTGTCAGTGATCATAAATTCTTGGATTGGGTTTCCATTAGAAAGTATCCCTTCTTCAACGTTCAACGTTTTATGGAACGCAACTGGAAGGTGCGACTCGAAGTGTCCATCGAGCTCTGGGAATCCACCTACTGAAGCTCTATTGTCACCCCATGCCCAAAGTACTCTAGATGAACGTACTAGAAGCACTGAGTCTACTAAATCACTCAATTTGTCCTGTATAACCAAACGCACATTATATGCTTTTGAAAGCTCATAAAATGCGCCACAGTCGATTTGACGGTTGATTTTCTCTGTGCTCTCATTTGTAAGGTTGACGGCATCAATCCATCTATTAGCTTTCTTAGCTGAGTACTGGATTTTAAGAGTATACGGATTCCTATTCACTCCATCAATTACTAATGGACTAACATTTGCAGCGACCGTTGCCATGATAGTCTTGTTAGTTCCGTTCCCAGTTCTGTTAGCAAGAAATGCAATAATCTTAGGAGCGTAATAATCCCATACTTTAATCGTTTTGGATTTAGTAGCCGTTCTGCCTCGTGAATCAGTAATTTTCGCTGTAACTTCTAAATTACCTGCCTTGTTTGCAGGAAAGTCACCACTAGTCGCTCTCACGACTAAATTATCCACAGTTAGCTCAGTGGATATGATAGTTGACCCGTAAGAACCTGATGAGCCGCTCGTTTCAACCCTCATCACTGACTTGTCTTTGACAAAGTTTCCGACAGGAATAAATTCTGCCAATTGTGCTGTTCTTTCAGAAATTGTTACATCTTCAAGTGTAGGAACGATAGAAGCAGGAATCTTAATAGGAATCCCTCGTTTATAGACATCGTTGCCAATTTGCTCATTACCTCTAAACGTTCGTACACGGACATCTAACGCTCCAGTAGCACTATTGGTAATTCGATTAGCGTACTCGATTGGTACTGTGAACTGTACGCTTGTATCGTGTCCAGTTCCTAAATCAACCAAATCGCTACCGTTAACACTCCACGAAACTTGGTGCCTAAACTCATCGACTTTCTTATCGATGATGATCGTGATTGGCTGTCCTAATTCTGTTTCAGTTACAGATTTAATTCCACTAGACCTTGGAATATTTAATAGATTAACAGTTCCGCTAAACCAGTTGATATTTCCCTGGTCTGCTACGTTTGTCAACCGTGCCCAAATAGGAATGCTCTTGGTTCCATCTTCGTTATGAGGAATAGTCATGGTTCCCTGTCCAAAAGTAACCCAATCCCGATTCCTTAAGTCAAAACTAACGTATTTACTTAATACGCTCTTACCATTAATTTCAACTTCCGCTAACGACTCGTTATTTAAATCGAATGCCCATGTTGTGTTTCTTTCTAACCACAATTGCCACGATATTGTAGAGGTGTTAGTCGTGATATCTGTTCCTGTCTCGTTAACTTCAAGAACTAGACGGACATATCCGCTAGATGTTGTTTTAGATATCTTAACCATTTACCGCACCTCCCACGTATGATATTACTGTGAATTCGTTGTTGTATCGTTCAAAGATATGGTTCGCAATAGTAACGGAATTCCAGAATGTAGCACTTACAATGTTCATTTGCTGTCCAGAGACATAAGCTACCACTCGTCCGCTGTCAATAAATTCCATGCGTTCATTATTGATTCGTATTTGTAATTTCTCTCCATTTTTGCCAATTAACATGCCGTCTTCAGAAATACTAAAATAAGTTGAAATAGCATTAAGAAGTACCTGAGATTGTTCTATATTTAACTCAACAGCTTTAGTTCTCTGTCCTAGTCCTCGAATCTCTTCTGCAGTCTCTTGAACTCGTTTATAAGATTCTTCCAGGCTACTAAATTTCCCAGTTAGATCTCTGAGTGTGTCTTCTGTGACTTGAGATTTGTTGATAATCTCCATAACTTCAGCGAACTGATTAGCGTGTTCCCTGTTGCGCTCTTCAAATTCTTTTTGAAGCCGTTCTAGTTCTTTGTCGTCTTTCTTCAAGACAGGTTCCCATTTACCATTCGTGTAAATCTTTGGCACATCCTTGCCAGGCGTGCTGGTATCAGTCCATAAATCTCCAACGCTTGGATTTGCTGGAGGAGTTGGGCCGATAGACTTATTAACGATGAAGTCTTTAATAACTATCGAATTGCTTGCAACTACTTGATTACCTTCGATAGCCTCACAAATAAATGCGGCTTCTCTATCAACGTCATTCACAGTAATTGATAATTCATTGCTGCCATTTGCGTGCTGCTCGTTCCATGCTTCGTCATCCGTTCCATATTTACTTACTCGTTTCCATCGATATGTGAAACGACTGTTCATTTGAATATCCATCTTGCTGACGTTAGCGATTAATTTAGTAGCAATATTACTATTTTGGAACACTACACCGTCAGTTGACTGGATTGTCATCACGAATGGCACGCTTGTAAAATCAAAAAGACGTTCTTGCACTAATGTGCTTAAACGTCTTACTTTTTCACTGATCGTATCTTCTCTTGATACGATATTCGTAATTTTAATTTCGCCACTTTCTTTTGTAGCGATGGATTTCTTGATACTAGAAACACGTCCTTCTACAACCAATGCTGGTTCGAAGTTATTATCTACAATGGCCACTGTGTCGCCGATATTGATTTCTTCCGGTAATAAGCTAATCGATACATCATACGTCACTTCAGGATGATTCCATTGTTTTAATTTAAGAACTGCTTCCGTCATTAACGCCTGAGGAGTTTTTGCCTCACTTTCATAACGTTTAACGATTCCTCCGCCACCAGGAGCGTATCCAGCTCGTTTCCATCTTGCTACCGCATCATAATCGATTAAATAAATTGAATTCTTTGAAGAACGAATATTCCCTTCGTTGTATTCAACTCCTGATAATGTGATTCCATCAGCGCCAGTAGCCACAATTGTAGTCGCTAGGTTTTCAATCGAGATGGTTCTTTTAACGTTTGAAACTTCGCTTCCGACTTCTAAACGGACTTTTTTGTCTTCACCAATCTTCTTGTAGATGTGGATTAGTTTTCGATGTATCTTTCCGTGAACAAATTCGAAGTCATAAGCTATTTCAGCATCGAACCTTCTCACTAGCTGTCTAAGTCTCTTAGTAGCAGTGTCAGTTCCTTCCCATTCTAGCTTTCTGGTAGTTGTATTCGGAATTTCATTAATCCCAATATCCCATCCAGAGTCAATTGTAAATTCTGCAATGTAATGAGTAATTGGATAACTCTTGTCCGCTTTGTAAGGCGGGACTTGTTCGCCTAGCAAGTCTAAACCTGCGTCTTCAGCGTAAATAGTCTTAGAGTCTTTATCTTCTTCGATTCTCATCACTTCGAACGAACGTATCTTGCTGCCGTCTTTTACAATTAGGTAACAACCTACGTTGATTTTTTCAATCTCAGGATCTCCGATTTTATCAACCGTAAATTGATAAGTCCCAATGCCAGTGTCCAAATCCTGTTCGAACCAATCGTTGTATGCAAAAAGCCCGTCAGTCAAGTCGAAACTCAACTGACAGACAATATCATACTGTCTATTCGTAACCGTAATCATAACCAACACTCCCTGTACGCACATTTAATACTTGGAACAGCTTTATTCCCGTCAGCACTAATCTCTATTTGAGTTGTTCCTGGTAAAATCCCAAAAACTTGACTGGCAGGATTAATGTATTTTCTTTTCCCGTTAATAAGAAGCGTGTTGCTTTCTGATTCAAAACGAACGACGTCACCTGTCTTGATAATATCTTCTCCATTCTCATATCCATACTGCACAACTTTCCCATTTGGATGCGCCAATGCAATCATCTTATATGGTGAAGCTGCTATAAACGTATAAATAGGATAAGTAGGAGCTGTTCCGTTATTTTCAATAGTCAACTTCCCACCGATTACTGTTCCATTCTTTTCCGCAACAGAATAAGCCACTCCTTTTGGGATTAAAAATTGCAGTTGCAATTCAGCGCCTCGCACAGAGCTTGTAGGAATGATTTCACCCGTCAAAACGGCTTCATAATACCTTGAAGGTTGGTCTTTGAAAATTAATTTTTGATTTGGTACAGAGAAGATACGGTTTAGCACGTCGATTGTTTGTAACACATCGTGTTTAACAGTGACCCTAACCGCAATAGTTTTTTCTGCATATTCCCTTTTAATAAATCTTTTTTGTTTTACAACATTCGTAACAAGAGGTGTCATAGCACGTTCTACTTTGTTGATAATTATTAAACTCGATAAATCTTGTCCATTGTAAATCATGCTAATTCACCCCTTGCTCTCATCATTCTTCTGTCATTCAATTTGTTATATCCATTCACGACATCCGTTAATTTACGACCGTCTAGATAAGTGTTGTTGTCTTTCTCTAGAATCTTAAGCAATACTTCGATAACCACATCGAGTTTTGAATCGTGTCCAATTGGTTGGACCGTTGCATTCTTCGAAGCAGCATCTTGCATATTAGATAAAGATGCGCCGTAACTTACTGAATAGTCTACTGGAATTTGCGGAATAGAATCCGGAATAACCGCATCTATCATGTTTTTACTAGCTTCTGCTACATTATCAGCTTCGTTATTAATCCCGATAGCTAAACCTTCACCGGTAAATTTACCGATTTCCTTAAACACTCTTGATGGAGAGTGGATTCCAAGTAAGCCTTTAGCAAAGTCAATAGCTCCACCTACAACGTTTTTAACAGTGTCCACGACGCTACTAGCCATCCCTGCAATACCTTCTACTAAACCTTGGATGATATTCATCCCGATGTCATATAGATTAATACCAGATAAGAAACCAATAACATCATTCCAAATGCCACTAATCGTTCCAGGGATTTGGCCAAAGAATTCTCCAACCGCAGATACGATACTGCTAAACATTTGAGATGCGATGTTGAACATGTTGCTTACGGCGTCTGCAACGGCTTGGTAAGCTGAACTTACAAATCCACTAATAGCATCAACGATAGCACTCCAAATAGAAGTCGCTACATCCATAATGCCTTGCATAATGGTTCCAAACGTTTCAGATAAGCCAGTAAATATATTGACGACATATTGCACTAACGTGTCTACAAACGCTGATACGACCGTGCATAACGCTTCCCATATTGTTTGCGCTGCAGTAGTAATATTGGTCCAAATTTGACTAAGAGTGCTTGCCACTCCTTCAAAATTACCTGTTAATAGTTGCAATAGAACTAGCACTGGACCGATGATGACGTTCTTGATGATTTCCCATGATGCTCCAGCTATGGTCGCAATAGCGTTCCAAACGGTACTAATATAGTTTTTAATCAATTCAAAATTTGATGTAAATATATTAATAATCGGTTGAATGATAGGAGATACGACTCCCATGAACGCATTCCATGCTTGTGTCGTTACATTCGTGATAGACGTCCATAGATTACTGAAAAACTCAGTTAAACCATTAACTGCCGATGTGATTGCATCAACGACACCCTGCCATGTTTCAGAAGCCCAGCTTGCAATACCGTTCCATAAGCCTGTTAAGAAGCTCATGAAATCTTGCCATACTTGTTTGCCAGTTTCGGTTTGTGTGAAGAACCAAATCAAACCTGCTGTTAACGCTGCAACAGCCGTAACAATCAGCATAATTGGATTCGCATTTAAAACAGCGTTAAAGATTCCAAATGCTCCACTTGCGCCCATTGTTGCCGCTGCATTCGCCGCTTCTGCAGCAGTTAATGCACCAGTACGAACAAACTGCGCGAGCATTAATCCGTTTGTGATTGCTAATACTGCTTGACGTGCAACTTCAATGCCTCTGACTACTCCTACAACTATTTTGTAACCCGTATATGCTGCTGCTATACCAACCACTGTTGATTTAAGTAAATCCATAGCCGTTTGGTTACTAGAGATATATCCAGTCAAATCTTTAACCCAACCAGTTGCATCCCTTATGAAACCACTTAATGTTTCGAATGCTCCACCAACAGTGTTAATGATATCCTCTACCGTTACAATTTTAAATAGATCATCAACAAAACTTCCGATGATTGCGGATACGTTACTAACGACCCCTCCGATGTTATCGAAAGCCAGTTTCAAATTCTCAACAACTTTACTAAATATTTCCTGGACTTTAGCAAACGCGTCGGATTCAACAACGCCTTTAATAAACTGCTCTCCACTGTCTTTCAATTGCAAGAATCGGTCTTTTAATTCTCCTACAAAACCTGTTAAGTTTTGCATAGCTACAACAAGGCTATCTAAAACAACTGAACCAATCGTGGCTTTGAAATCTTCCCACGTTTGTTTCAAGTTACCCATGACGTTTTCCCAACCATCTGATTCACGAGCCGCTTGTCCCATTGCTCCGGATACTTTGTTGGCATCTTCATACATTCTCAAGAGAACTTCTTGTTGTTGTAGACCCGACAACTTCGAATATTCCTTGCCGAACAACTCTGTTGCTTTTGCGTTACGAGTAGTCTCAGTCGATAAGATTCCTAAATTGTCCGCAACCTGGAAGTTACCTTTTAAGTAACTCTTCAAGGTCTCAGTCGTTTCTTCTAATGACTTATCATAGAAAGCTGCAGTATCAGCCGCTGCTCTTGTAGCACGAGAGGTAAATTCCATCGCTTGAGTTGTATCCATTCCAGCAACTTTAGCGAATGATGCAATTTGGTTAAAAGCTGGTTTAATCCGTGTTGGGACCGCTCCGACTTCTTTAGCTACTCCGTTCAAAGCATTTTCTGCAGTATCGACAATACCAGAAAATACTTGTTCGAATTGTGCTTGAGTAGCTTTAGCGGATGCTGCTGCTTCGATTGACATCTTCCCGAAGTCTATTAATTTCCCTGCAGCGAATACTCCTGCGATAACAGTAGCGGTTTTCTTAAAGAAACTAGATAGCTTATTGCTTGTCTGTTCCCCTTTTCTCGCTACGCCGTCCAGCTCTTTCTCAGCGTCACTTCCGCGGATCCCGATTGTCCCGAACAGTCGAAATATCTCACCCATCTTCCTTCACCCCCATACTCATAATTTGTTCTGCTAAACGAATAGCATCTTCTTCTTCAGTTTGACTCATCGTTTTGCCATCAACTGAAGATTGCTTAATCTTACTCAATCGTTCTTGTTTGAAAGAGTTGAAATCTTGCTCAATATCTTTCGATAACCACAACTCCCACAACTTCTCTTCTGCTTCCGTCTCAAAAAGATACGCTAAAAAATCCAACGTCTCTTTCATGCTGTAAGTAGCTAAAAGAGCAGTTGGATTTGAATAGCGTTTGAATAATTTATCCTTTAGAGCGTGTTGCCCGAGCCTAAGATTGAGGAGATAGATGTTAAAAAATCCTTCAACTCTGGTTTCTTGAAGAATTTAACTAATAATTGAGTATAGTCAACAAAGTTTAATTCCTGAATTTCCTGAATTGATGTGTTTGTTAAGTCAGCAAGGAAAGTATTAATGTCTAATTTGGCTTTGTTAATGTTTGCAAGTATTGTTTGAATCAATCCAGCAATCATTTGCATGCCACGTTTTTCTAACGCTTTTTCTTGCTTTTCTTTTTCAGCTTTTGTTGGTTTCTTAGATAAATGTCCTAGTAATTTGCTATCTTTTTCTTGTTGTTTTTCAAACAATTCTACAAGATCATCTTTAATATCTAATTTCCCAATGATAGAAAGCATTGAAAACATATCGTCTCCACGTAATTCTCTTAACTCCATAAATTACTCCTCCGATGCGTTTGGATAATAGATTTTAACTGGTGCTACACGGTTTGCAACGTCTTCAGCGTTAGCGTGAGCTTCGAATTTCATTGTGATTACCGCTTCAGAATTATCTTTAGTATCAAATTCTAAACCGCTTGTGCAAAGTGCGTTGTATAATACTACAATGATTGGTTTTTTACTTCCAGACATCACTCCGACTAATGCAATATTGTCAATATAATCACCATCTTCGAGTCTGTCTTTCAATTGAACGATATCCCATCCTGCTGGATTGTCAGTTCCGTTTCCAGTTTCTTTCTTACCGTTTAATGCTAAACGAATATTCTCAGCAGTAATTTCTTTCACGTTAACTTCTAGTGTCGCTTCTGCCTTATCAATGATTTTTTGTCCCTTTGCAGGAGTAAACACACCATCTACTTCAATTGTTCGGTAAGTCGTTACAATCGATACTTTGTTACCGTCTGAAGTAGCACCTAATAGTTCACCTTTCCATTTCTTTCCAGCAGAATCCCATTCGATATTCTTATAAATTGCCCCAGCATCTACTAGGTAATTCTTAGGCGTATCGACTGTATATCCTGTGCGTTTTACTTCTGTTTTTGCCATTTCTTATTTCCTCCATTCTGTTTGAACAGTTAATCTAATATTTCGACGCTTCACGGTATCTGAGCCTGTGTTCACTTTATTTGAGCCCACAAAACGAAAGTTTACATATAAGTCTTCCGTCAATTGCAACAGTCCGTTGAAGTGTCGTTTGATTTGTTCTTCTAACTCCAACACCCTTTTGTATGAGGTATTAAAGTCAAAAATATCAATTTCAATCGTAATCTCATCTCGCTCACGAGTAACGTTCTCACGATCATAATCGTAAGTAAGATATGGATACACCACCTTATCTTTGCGATTCTTTTCGTGAAAGCATTCTTTAGTGATTTGGGATAGTTCAGATTGAAATAATTTTGCAAAGTCTAACATTGCTAACCACCAAAACTTTCTACAAATGTTTGAGCGATGATGTCCTGTGCACGTTTCTTGTTTTTCTTAAACGCAGGACGTATAAAAGGTTGTGGTTCGTTCCCATACGTGAATACTACTTTCCCGTCTGGGCTTCGATATAACCAACCACCTTTTCGGCCTAGTCCATTCTCAGCAAATTCACCAGTCCCAAATTCAACAAATACTGAATACTCAACATTCGTTCCTACAAATACTCGTACATCTCCACCATACTCTTTCACGATTGATTGGATGCTATCTCTCAGCTCTCCAGTGTCTACTGCTGCTAAAGCCTGGCACTGTGAACTAATCAAGTTTCCAACTCTTGTTAGAGCTTTAAACGAAACTTCACGCAATTCTCTTTTGGTACGTTTTGTATAATCCTCAAATCGAAAACTACCCATTTAGCACCCCTTCAAAAGTCACGTAAATTTCGTTGTGGTGATGCAATCCTACTGGATCATCACAGTATGTTATCGTGTACCAACTTTTTGATGAATCAACCACACGCATTGTATCCTTGATGCCTTCAGTAAACGTAGGGATGATTAAGACGTGAGTAGAACGCTCTACAATTGCGTTTTGCGTCGTATTTGAAGCGTTAGAACCAGTCAGCGTATCAATCCAACCTGTCACGGTCATTACCGTATGCCACTCATCCTGTGAGCCACCAATGCCATCATCGACATAGCTCTTTTCTTGTATTTCGAATTGAAACATCATGCCCACCTCAATCGTCTGTATTTGTCCAAGAAACTATAAAGAGAAGACGGTAATCCATCAATGTTATCGTTAGCATTCACGTCATAGTAAGTCGTACTCATGCGTGAGACTGTTTCTGACTTTATACCGAACTTATCCCCCATCTTTACACGATAGCGCAAGATGTTTTTCAATCCGAATGCGATATCTGATGGGTACTCCACTTTTGTAACAATTGCTTTATGATTGACATCCTCAATAAAATCAGAGCCTTGAACATAAATTTTGTTACCTGAAATGGAATCAACAACATATAGTCCGTCATTGTAGATTGAGTCATTGACTTCGATGGTATCTCCTACACGGACACCTTTAAGGGGGTGTCTCATCTCAATAACATTTTCGTGAAAGGATAGTGACTGATTACGAATACTTCTGTTTTGGAAATTATTATTCGTCAAATTACGAATCGTTGTCTCATAAGCATCTAAATCTGCTTTTGAAATAGATTTGTCGATTTCCATCGCTTCTGATAATTGAATAATCATACTCTTCGCTCCTTAAATAAAAGGAAAGAGGAGTAGTTACTCCTCTTTACCCTTCTTAGTGCTTTTCACTTCTTCTTTCACTTCTTCAAACCCCTCATCAAGGAGTTTTTCAATGATCACTTCGTTGTCCGTTTCACGGATAACATTTAACTTTTTAAATTTTCGCATTTAAAAACCTCCTATTATGATGGTTTTACGTTTACGAACACTTTATTAAGTTTCGCTTTTGGAATCCATAAATCATGGAATTTGCGATAATCCGTTTTCCAAGCGTCTGCAGTTTGGTTGACTGTTGGGTCAAATACACGCACTTTATCAGTCTTAGAAACAGCCACAGGAGCATCTTTAGCACTGATAATCCAGTTGATATCCTTGCTTGAAGAATCTTTTTCAAATCCGCCTTTTTCTTGTCCTGATGTTTTACCATCGTTGAATTTGAATGCTGTCTGTAATAAACGTTGTTGTGCACGAACGATAGGATTGTCATTGAATGATGCAACGCGAACGTTCATGCTGCCTTTTGCTAATTGTGTTGTAGACATTTTGTCTTTAGCGTCTTTAGCGCTTGCTAATAATGATGCTGTTGTTGGAGACATTGTAATTACTACGTCTGTTACTCCTGTAGCTTCTTCAATAGCAGTTAAGTCTTTTAATAATTCGCTAACGATATTATCAGCAGTAAGTGCGATTTCTCGAGATTGCGAACCAGCAATTGCTAGTGATGCAATCTTAGAGTAACGATAAGCATCGATTTCTGGAATTACTTGTTGTTTTTGGAATTCACTCATAACAGTTGAAGCAGTAGCTACAAAGTTAGTTTGGTCAACATCCATCGAATCAAGTGTGAATGAACGTCCACGGTCTTGAGTTAATTTGTATGGATTCCATTTCAAATCAACAGAACCAGTTGTGAATCCATTGCTGCGGTCATAGTTTGCTAATCCGTCTGTTAATAGTGTAGCGATTTTAACTTCGTCTCCACCGTTGTATTTGATAAATTTGTCGTTTGCTTCCATCCAACCTGTTGTAGATTCTTGAGTCACTTGTTGGTCAAGTAAAGGTTGGAAAATTTTTGAATATTCTAATGTGTTTGCCATATATTTTTACCTCTTTCTTATTGTTATTGTTTTGTTTCTTCTAACCCGAAGGCTTTTGCAGCTTCAGCATAAGCTTTGTCAAATTCAGATACTGCTTCTTTACTGTCATCCAATTTAGTATCTTCAACTTTGTAACCATTTGATGATGGTTGTGCTTCATCCTTGAAAAATACTGGTTTAGATGTACGTAAATCATTAATCTTGCTATCTAAATCTTTGACGTTGCCTTGTTCGTCTGCTTCTAACGTACCTAGTAAATACAATCCATATTCCACGTCAGAAATGCCTGCTTTTTCTAAAGCTGAACGTGCTTGGTAATTCATCGCGTTCGTTTTTTCTTGCAATTCTAATTCTGCAATACGTTTTTTATATTTTTCTAGTTGCGTTTGTAATTCTTCGTTCCCTTGGCTGCCTTGATTGCCTTGATTATCTTGACCGCCTTTGCTGTTATTTTTTAGTTCGTCAATTGTCGCATTTGCTGTTCTCAATTGCTCACTCTTTTCGTTAAAAACAGTTTTAGGAACTGCTTGTTTTGGAAATTCACTCTTAATTTCTTGCTCTGCAGTAGCTAAATCAATCGTGCCATCTTCCTTTTGATACTTCTTTAGAATGTCAATAATCCATTCCATTTTTATCCCTCCAATTTTATGCTGATTCCAACAGCGGATATAATTTTTTTGTGCTTATACTCCACATGAGTGCAGGTAGTTTATTGACTTGCCCAGGTCAGTTTTGTTGCAACAAAAAAGGACACAACCTTTTTTGGTTGTATCCTTAAACTTTTTTATCTTAATTTTTAATACTCAAAATGGAATACATCGTTCTCGTAAGAGATTCTTTCGTATTCTTCATTCAGTTCCAGAATTTCTTTAGGTGTGTCTGGTTTGAATTTCTCTTCTGAAGTATAACTTTCTGTATACCACGGACTTATTTGATTATACAATTCTAATTCTCTTTCAGTCATAGATCTCATCACCAAACACCTCCTTCTAATAGTTCTCTTATAATATCCGCTAGTGCATGTGATTTTAAAATAGAAAGCGTATATGCTTCCGAAAGAATCTCATTGGTTTTCGTCAATTGAGCAATATGTTTTTTTCTATACTCTTCTGCGTAACCACTGATATCTCTAGCAATATTATAATGGTTCTTATCAATCATATCAAGTAGTTTCGCATTAAATTTACGCTTTGCTTCAGCATAACTTACGCCATTCTGCTCCGCGTATTTGTTTACGTATTGATATTGTTGATAATGTCCAAATTCATGGATAATAGGACTCATAGAATCGTCATCTACTGCAAAGAATTTCCAAGGCTTTCCGTCTTTCTTCCAAAATTCATTCGCCGTTTTGAGTCGCTTCACAATAGCTTTGTGTCCTGGAGTAGTTGCGTCTAGGTAAATCGTGTTTGTCCTTGGTGAATATGAACCAAAAGCATTTGGCCTTCCTAGGTCCTTCTTAGCATCCATCAGTACAATTCTAGGTTTCTCTGCACCGGTTGGTAAATCTAGCAGCTCTAGTGCTTTATCTACCTGTTTCTCGTAATAGTTGATGCTCTTCTTAGTCCCTTTCAGACTATCAGATACATACATATTGTGATTTGAAGTTAGTACCTTACGGCCGCTAAAGCTAATCTGCTCATCTTTAATAGTTCGCTTGCTGCCTAATTGATGCGACTTCATATTCTTTGCTTTCATGTAGTCATCGTCATCAGACATCAAAAAGCGGCGTTCATCAATGTCCTTTTTCCACTGATCATACGTTCTAAATGCAATCTTTTCTCCAGTTTCGTTATCTCTTCGATAATCTGGATTGATTCCATCTACAATCGTAATAGTAGTGCAGCGGCAATTGATATCCATACCAGCTACACCGAAGCATCTCGGACCAATCGCTTTGTATCCATCAGAAACAAACATCTCTTCAATCTTCACTCTTTGACCATCTAAGTGCCCGTGGGATTTACGAGTTTTTCTGTCTAATGCAGCAAGCCATTGCTTTTGTAACTCACAACCTACTTTTTCCATCTCTTCATACGAATTCTGTCTTGCTTGCGTTCGCATTCGTCCGCCTTCAGTACGGGCTATTCGCAACGCTTGCCTGTAATTCGCTTCTGAGTTACTTGATATCACACTGGCTATTTCAGCGTAACTATGTCCTTGCAAAATCCCAGAGGTGATTGCACCCTGGGAACGATTCGCTAATCTATTTCGAGCTTTGTACAACCGTTCAGATAACGTCTTACTAGCAACTGGTTGTCTTACTGCTGACCTAATAACCTCATCTGGAAGAAACGCTATAGGCAAATCTGCTTGCTGCGATTCTTCTACGGTATAGTAGCCACCGTAATAGCCTGTTTCAAACTGTTCTTGTTTGAAATTCTCGATTACGGTTTTAGTTTGAGGATATACCTCTTGAAGTTTTTCAACGATCTCGTCTGTCAATTGTTTTAACCTACCAGTTTGTTGTTGTTTCCAATAAGGTAAATCCTCATACTCTTCGAGATATGCTTTCAATTTACTCTTAACGTCTTTCAACGTGTCTGAATAAATATGATACAATTCCCTATTCATCCTCAGGTCTTGAGTCTTCTCCAGGTTCTGTAGTTCTTGTTCCCACTGATTCATCGTTTTCACCTACTTCTGAATCTGCTTCAATTGCCTTGCGAACTTCTTCAACATCTAAGTCCCATTGCTTACAAATCAAATCAATAACAGTATCTTCTCCTAAGTACGGAGCGCTCGATACAATAGCGTTAATAAGCGTTTGTTTTGTTTCCGCTTCTAGTTTGTCGATGTTAGCAATATCGGATTCATTTACAATCATTTCTGGTTCAATCAAGATTTGAATACCTTCTGTTGTATAATTCGTTTGATTCAATCGGTTGATATCATCAATGATTGCGTGCAAGGCCCATTTCAATAAAGAACGTAAGCGAATTTCTACCTTACGACATTTCATCTCAAGCAGCGTATATCGTGATTTAATCACCACGTTCGTTACATTCCCGTCACCAGTTTGAGAATTGTCAAATCCCATACCGAATTTGTAAATCGCTTCTTTGTCGATTTCTAATTTCGCTTTACGTGCTTCAAAAGGAATATTGAACGTCTTCAAGTCAACGTTCCCTTTGTTATCTGGATTTCCAACGTTTACGATCCCACGAGCTTTGATGTTCTGACGCAGTTCTGAAAGATTCGTTCCACGGAAACCAGAAACAACGTAAATCGGTTTGTCATAGTCCATTAAGTTGTTGGATAAGAAGCAAGCCATCAAATCATAGTCATCAATCAGTGCTTTAATCGGTGCTAAGTCAGACTTCTCACTGTGATTATTAGATAATTTGTAAAACGGAATGCGTCCATAAGTACGTGTTAAATAAGTTCCGTTATCCGCTTTTGCAACCACATGTGGTTTTGGGTTTTTCGGACGGTCTTGGTCAAAAATCAATTTGCCATTACGGTCCGTTTTAAAGTACGTCACATTCTCATCCGTCCAACGTTCTGCAAACATTACATCTAACAGCTTGTTCTCGACTTGCATTTGTTTCTTGTAATAACGAATAACTGCGACTTCATCGTATGTTTCGTCATACACCATGAATGTCTTTAAGAATCTAGATACCTGGAAACATAACTTGTCATCCGCGTTCGTTCTCATATACGCATAAGTTGCGCCACTGATAGATACATCTTCTAATAACTCTGAGACGAATAATTGGAAATCTTCATCAACATATTCATCAATCAAACGTTGCAGCTCGTCATTTTCTTTTACTTCAAATCGAACTGGATTACTCATCAAGTAGTTTACTTTTTGGTCCACCAGCTCAGTAAAGAAACTATGCGGAATTTGAACGTTCGTTGCATATTTATCTTCTTTCAGAACACCGTTATCGTCCAAATAGAAGATACGGTTATTCTTAATATCATGATCACTTTCGTAATATCGGTTAGCCGTCTGAGCAGACGAATAGGATTCTTTACCTATCTGCTCTTTGATAGCCGTATCAATTGCCTTAGCAGCAATCTCATAATCTTTACTCATAATTTCTTCGATTTTTATTTCAATCACCCCACAAATCCATTTCTTCTTGTAACGTTAGAATACAATGCGTAACGCAAAGCGTCCATAACGTCATCAAATACCTTAACAGGCAATCCTGTTTTCTCATCCCACGCATACTGATAAACTTCTTCATCAAAGCGAGGGATAGCGTTTCTTAAAACAAATAATTTATTCGTCTTGAAGCCTTTAGCAACAACTTCAATTCCTGATAGGATAGACTTATCAGCATTGAACGCATTCAAGCCATCATTCCACAATCTGTTAACATGCTCTGGACGTGCAGAATCGCAATAAAACGGAATGTTCTCACCGTATTTATCAGCATACTCTCTCGCTTTCATCGCCCAAAAGTCAATATCTTTATGCTTTGCAGCACAACCATCTAATAAATACCAAGTGCCATCATCCGTTTCTCCAATAACGACCATTGCGCCATAGTGTTCATAACCCCAGTCGACGCCAACGAAATAGTTATTGATTTTATCATAAGGAACATCGTCCACATAATGAACTTCACGGTTGAAGTCTTTGTATACAGCGCCTTGACCGATTACCCAAAGACCTTCAATATCTCTATCCCAAAACACTCCTGATGGAGTAGCTTTCTTGATACTCTCACGATATCTCTTCGATAAAAAAGTATTATCATCCAGTTTAAAATGCTCATTGATGATATTTTCACTCTCATTATCAATATAATCACGCTTTAACCAGTGATTTGGATTGTCTGGGTTTGTGTCCGCCACAATCCGAGCACCTTCACCAGAGCACCGTGAAACAATTTCTTTAAATACCTGCTCTTTTGCAAGTGACGCTTCGTTTACGTAAGCTCCGAATGCCGTCATTCCTCGAATGTTTCCAAGCCCTGAAATCGTACCAGTGTATGCCTGGATGATTTTGACACCAAACAATCTAAAGCTGTTGTGCTTGTCCACTTTAAATTCCATGCCGTATCGGTTATACAACTCTTGCAATACGTTGTTTTGAATCGTCCGGCTTGATACTCCAGCTAGGATGTATTGAGGTTCTGCAATGCCTAATTCATTCGCGATCTTACGAACACGAACTAACTCTTGCAGGAACACATCATTGTTCAATACTGTCTTTCCTGAACGTTTTGCACCATGCAGCACACAGATAAACCAATCAGAAGCGCGAAGACGTTTTGCGACTTGAATCTGTTTAGGAGTGTATACATCACGTAAACTCATCCAATTCATCTCCTAACTTATTCAAATATTCTGTAACTTTCGATTCGTTGCTTTCGTCCATCTTCGTTACTTTCGATTTAAGGACCTCGATTTCTTGTTGAAGTTTCTCATTGACTAATTCGTCTCCAACTGCTGCCATCTTATTCATACCCTCAAGTGCGTTTACAAAAGCATTCGAATTAGCTTGTCGAACGCCTTGCATCTTGATGTCATCCTTCGCTTGATTCTTAAGCCATTCATACTCGTTGAATGCTTGTTCCCTAGACCAAAGTGCCATGTTTGAGAATTGTTTGATTAGTTCTCGATACCTTGCGTTAACCTTGGGGTTTTTCAACAATTTATTAGCAGTTTCATCAACGGTCTTATCCGTCATTTTTTCTGCGTTATAAGCTTGTCTATACGCTTGCCTTTGAGATTGTCCAGCAACGAGATTCTGAACAAATAACTCTTGTTTTGTTGTTAATTTACTCACTCACTGAACCACCTCCTAATGAATGTATAAAAAAAGAGCCGTTCAGAACGGCTCATATATTTTTAAATAAAAAACCTATTGAGCCCATCACCCAATAGGTAAAAATAAAGGAGTTTAAACCACGAGAAAAGAATATCTCTTTCCACATCTTTTCACATCTTTTCACATCTTTTCACATCTTTTCACATCATAACTATATCATAGATTCATTAGTACTACTCGGTACAGAGTCATCTTTTTTAGTACATCTTTCGATTTTTTTAACCGCTTCATCATGAAGAATGAATAGCGTAGTTTTAGAGATTTGCAATTCTTCAGCAATTTCATCCCAATTCTTAGAAGAGATGTATTTCATCCAAATGATGGTTCGTTCTTTAGAATCGTCCAATTGCTCGATTGCTTTAATCAGTTGATATTTCAAATCAATCAAATTATCAACTCTTTGGTCGATGTACTCACTCAAGCTAATCAGTTTGACGTAAGCATCGTCTTTAAGACCCACTTTCGACTCTTGCACATTCACTTCTTTTAGAGAAGGTGATTTTAAGAAAGAATTATTTAAGCGATCTAACTCTTCTATTTTTGTTTTTATTTCCAAATCGATTAACCGAATTTGCTTCAATTGATGTTTAATTCCCATTTTTCACATCCTCTCTAATCCGTTTCATTAGGGTTGCCCCGAACTCTTCTGTATTCGATAAATAATCAAAATATTGACTGAGAAAGAACCGCTCACAATCCGTTTTTACATTCCAAGCTTCTCGATGGTGCCTGTTTCTAAAATGATTCTCTTTTAGATTCCAATCAGATTTTACAATCCCTTTATGAAGTAAGTATCTTAAAGCTGTTTTGTAATCTTCAACAGCTCTTTCTATGATTCCAGCGCATATTCCGTAATAACCTCTACTGTCCATTATTCACCTCACAATAGCGCTTCTAATTTATCGATTTGAAATCCTGCCCACGCCTTGGATTCATCGCTTAGTTCGTCGTCAATAGCAACGACTGGAAGAGTTTGCCATCCATAATGTCTCACTAGCTCCAACGCTCCTGGATTCGATACGATGTCTATTGTTTCAAAAGGAATCTTATTCTGAGTCAGCCACATCTTAGTCATCTCACACTGAATGCAATTTGGTTTAGAATAAACTG